AAGACGCCGACGACCCGCACAAATCCTTCAGGTCGCTGATCTCGCGGTCGTAGAACATTCCGTACCGAGACTGCTGCGTCTCCAGGGTGTAGGAGTGAGCGCCGAACGTCTCGGTCTTGCGGACGCCTGCGCCGGCCTCGGCCCATCGCAGTATGGCGCCGCGGATGAGTGCCTTAGCGAAAGCGGCATCCGCATTCGAAAGTTCGCCAGAGAGGATGCACGGAGCGTACCTGGCCGCCGTCGCCATCGCGTCGTCAATCATCGACTGCAACCGGGGCTCGGGAACCCCCGCGTCCCAATCGGCGAAATCCCAAACACTAAAGGCGACGGCGGCCATGTTCACTTACTCCTTCGGCCCGAACCGCTCGCGCAGTTCGTCCCGCGTCAGGCCCTCGACATCGGCCTCACTGGCGCCAGACGCGAGCGCATACTCGCGCCAGGCCACCTGCGAAGCGTTGCCCGCCGGGACCTCCGGAGCTTCGCCGGGGCCGTCGGCGCTGCCCTCCGGAGCTTCGCCGGGGGCGCCGTCGGCGCTGCCCTCCAGGGCTCCGCCGCCGTTGAGGCGGTCGAAGCGCTCGAGGTCGCCCTCGTGGACGTCGACCGTCTCTCCCAGTCGCCCCCAGATCGTCAGTCCGGGGTGGGCGGTCGGCTCGTAGGCGATCAGGCCGAGATTGACTTCACGCTTCGGCATCTCAGCTCAGTCCAGTCATCTTGATGATGGACATCGGGTTGGTGACGAAGCGGACCGCGCGCACGTCCGACTGGACCCACGTGCGCTGGCGCGACTGCTCGCGCCACGTCTCGGTCGAGATGCCCTTCTCGTAGCGCTGCTCACCTGCCTGCTGGTACTCGGCGAAGTACGCCGTGCCCGCAGCGACACGGTTGGACGCCTGGAAGTACTGGATGCCGTTCGCGTCCAGCACCTCCTTCAGCGCCGAGCCGTAGACGGTCGCGAGGGCGACCTTCTGCGCCGGGTTGACGATCAAGGTGTTCAGCTCGACGCCAAGCTCCTGCGCGTCAGCGAGGCCCTGCGCTGCCGCCAGGTCGGCCGCCGGCCAGCCAGTCGCGTTGGTCTGGCTCGCGCCGCCCGTGACGACAGTGCTCCACGAGTGCCCGCCGATGACCTGCGACGGGAAGGCGACCAGCGCGGCGTCCACCGCGGCGATCGCCTTCGCATCGAGCTTGCGGATGATCGTGTTGATGACCTTCCGGCCCTCACGCTGGATCACCCCGCCGTCATTGCGGTCGCGAGCCTCGTCGGTGACAAAGAACTTGCCACCGTCCTTCTCGACGGCCGCCGTGAGCGGAGTCGACGACTCGGACGTGACGATGGGGAACTCGCCGCCCGGCTCGACCGTCTGCACGTCGCGCGTGGTGAACAGGTCGTTCAGGGTGAGCTGGTCATAGAGAACCGCGCCCCCCGTGACCCCGGCCGGGTTCGCGAAGAGCAGCGGCGAGATGAAGTTGCGCAGCTGGATGTCCGCCAGGTAGCGGGAGATCCGGGTCGGCTGCTGCAACATCATCGAGACGGTGACATTGGACCCGGACACACTCGGGGGAGCGAGCGGGTAGGAGGGCTGGTTCATTGGCATGTCTCAGTTCCCCTTTCTCAGTAGAGCCGGACGAACAGGTCCTGGCCTGCTCCGGTCGAAGCGGACAGGGCCATGCCCAACGGCTTGCCGGCCGCCAGGGTGATCGCGCGACCACTCGCGTCGGACTCCACCTCGGCGCCGGCCGCGACGGCCGCCCCCGAAGTGACAGGCACGACTTGACCCGGGCCGCAGATGATCGGCAGTCGGGCGCCGGACGCGGCGTCATAGGTCGCCACGCCGAACGCCTTACCGGCGGCCGTGTTGGTGACGACGGTGACCAGCGTGGAGCTGGTTCCGGTGACGGCGTTGCCAGGGTTCAGCCCGGCCGAGACCTTCACGAAGGTCTTGCCGGTGATCGCCCCGCCAGCCACAGCGGTGATGTCTGCTCCCGGCCGATATAGCGGGATGCACTCGTTGGCCACGGGGGCCTCCTTGTCTTGTCGCCCCGGCCGGTGAGCCGGAGGGGATTACGCGCGCTGGGGGATCCAGTGCGCGGGATATGAGTCGTCGCTCGTCTCGATCTGTACCGGCGAAGCGCCGGGATGGAGGGTTGCGACCGGGCGAGCTGATGCGGGAGGCTGCTTGCCCTCGCGGAGGGCTGCGACCTCGGCCCGCAGTTGCTCGGTCTCGCGCTGTGCCGCGAGCAGCGGCGCAAGTCGCTCCGCACGCGCGGCCATGTCCTCGCGGGAGCCTCCGCCGAGCAGGTCCAAGTGGTCCTTCCCGATGCCATGCTCCACGCCGAGCTCGGCGCGATCTGCGCGCTCCGCGGCCTTCCGTGCGTCATCGACGGCGCGCTGTGCCTGATCGGCGGCGCGCTGCTCGGCCGTCTTCGCGGCCTCCTGCGCCTCGTCGTATTTCGACGCCTTCGACTTCAGATCGGCGACATCGACGTCGCCGACGCGCTGCCGATACAGCCGGTCCGCGCGCTCTTTGACGATCCGGTCGACGTCCGCTTGCGTGAAGGTCTTCCCGGCGTCCTGTGCGGCGTCGGGCGTACTGACCTCCGACTCCGTTTCGGCGCTCGTCGCGGCGGTGGCCTCCGCGGTCGCGGCGGTGGGTTGTTCCGACATCCGTATCTCCTCGTCAGGACCTGCTCCAGCGGTTGAGCGCCCGCTGTCAGCGCCAGCCCTCATATGTGAGGGCGAGTTCTATGTGTTCGCCGCGATCCACTCGCGCGCGCGGCGATTGTTGGCGCGGCGCGTCGAGTCGGCGAGCCGGCGCTTTGATCTCACGTAATCGCCCACCTGGGACGCCTCAGCGAAAGAGGGGCCAGCAACGCAGTTGCACGTGTCGTGCGCGGCGAACTTCGCCGTCGCTTCGCGGTAAACCTCGCCGCTACTAATGAGCATCCGGCAGAAGTCGCACGAATCGCCTTGGCCGAAGCGCGCCCACCCGTCACAGTCCGGATCGGCAAAAGCGTTGAGCCGCACCGTGTCGCGGTGAGCATTCGCGACAATCCGGGAAAGGCCGCCCGAGATCAAAGCGAGCTGCGTTTGCTGTGTCGAGCCCTCCGTGAGACCCCAAGCCACTAGCGCCCGATAGCGCGCCGAATCCGGCATGGGCGCCGGCTCTGCGGAGTATGGGGCGCCGACCGCGGCAGCAGTGCGCTCGGCGTCATGCCAGTCGCACGCCAGCACCGCCGCCGCCGTCCCATACATCGAAGCGATGGCCGGAATGCCCGCGACCAGCGACGTTGACTCGTAGCCGAGCGCAAGCACCTCAGTCGTTGCGGCGCTGACGATGCGGCTAAGCGCCTGACGCTGCTGCCGGTCCCGCATCGCCCACCAGGGCGGCCAGCGTTCTGCGGCCCTCCTGCATCTTGATGGCGCTCACCGCGCGGTCCAGCTTCTGGCCGGTGAAGCCAGGCACGTCCTCCAGTGCGATCTCGGCGGGCAGCCCAAGCCCCTGGGCAAGCTTCACGATCCCGTCGACCGTCTGCGCGAAAGAGCGTGCCTCGTAATCGCGCCACCGAACCTCAGACGTGTAGTCATCGGCCGCAGCCATGTTCCCGTCGATCCAAGCACTCAGGCGCAACAACTGCTCGTGCGACTCACCGAGGCTGGTCTGAAT